TATGTATGTTAATACCAAACACTCCCCGCTCGGTTCTCTCCTCTTGGTAGACGCCGTCGTTTTTAAAGTCTCTATACACTACCACTGGGCCGCATTGCCTTAGGGCTTTATACTTGCCTTGGTGTAGGCCTAACATGTAAGCGCCTCTATACTGCCCCGCTTTTAGCCGTGCCGTGCCTGCGCCGTTGTCAGTAGTAAACTTATAGGTTAACACTTCCCAGTTGTCTTTAACCTTATAGGCTAAAATTATGTCGTCGTCGAAGGCGTTAGTAACTTTAAGTCCAGTGCTAGAATTTCGCACGCCTATTATATTTAGGTTATAGTCGCCCTCCTCAAACCATTTGTAACCTAGCCCCGTAATGGTCCGCTTTAATTGTGCTATATTGTACATGCTTAATTGGTTTTATAGGTGTAGGCTTCCATCGAGTATTGCTGTCCTATTTTGTGCCTATTGTAGCAAGGTTTAAGAATTAACCAGCGCCCGCCTAGTGGCTTTGGTGGCGCCCCTCTCTCTACATGCCAGCCGCCCTGCCCGTCGTTATATTCCTCTTTGTAAGACGGTGTCCTAATCATTAAAATGTCCTTAAGTTTTATAGAATTGTGACGGTCCAAGCGCTCTACTGTATAGGTTAACTCTGTGCTTTCGTGTACATGCCCCATCCAAATAGCGTCCGCGCCTTCTACCATTGTTTGCATGCGGTTAAATTGTATTACACCTTTTGTAACTGGTCCGCCACCGCCTGAGCCGTGAAAGTATTTAAGTTTATAGCTCATGTTAACTTCGCTGCTACTGCAATACTGCCATATTACCCAGCCACCATAGCCGCCAACTTGTATAGTGGCCCCAGTAACAGCGTTTAAAGCACTTACAAAGCGCTCTATAACATCCGTTTCACAGTGGCGAAGTATACTAGTTTCGTGGTTGCCGTAGCCTATAACCTTAATGTTTTTGGCGTAAGGTTTAAACCATTCTACTGCCGTGTCTATAACCAAGTCTAAATAGCGGCTGCCGTTATGCTCTGGCCTTATGTCGGACTTGCTACGGCGCCCGTCATATTTGCCTTGCATTAAACAAAATAAATCTCCGTTAATAAGTATGTCGTGGCCTCCGTCTACTGCCTCTTGCATATGCTTAGCCAGTAGCTCGCGGTCGCAGTGTGGGTTGTCCCAGTGGCAGTCACTAATTAAAAGCGTTTTGCTTTCTACAAACTTAGAGCGGGTTATATAAACATTGTTAGTTTTCATAATAGCAGGGCGACAATAGTAACCGCCGCTAAAATAGTGCATAGGTTTTTAAAGCGTGTTACCTTTTTGTCTCTGGCCTGCAACTCGTCCAATAACTTAGACTGTATTTTGTCCTGCTCTGCAATTACCGCGCTGTCAATTTTGCGGTATTCACGGCACAGCGCTAACTGCTCGCGAGCCTCAGCGCCTTTTAATAAATAGTAATTACTTGCCGCAAGAGTCGAGGAGTCTGTGCATTGACAATAAGCGGCGGGTTGCTGTGCAGCTAGTGTCACCAGCAAGCACAATATAAAGCGTTTCATATTTAGTATTTAAAATTCGCTGGGTGTCGCGTAATGTTTTGTATTTAAGTTTAACGCGTTCTAGCGTGTCGTGCTGCATTGAAATGCTGTTTACATATACATAGCGCTCTCGCTGCTTTCTATTCGTTTTAACGGCAAATAAAAGGGCATAAACTGCAAAGGCTATGCAAGCCAGTAAAAACAAGTCTAACGCAAAGTCTTTAAGGCGTTTCATCTGTAAAGAAGTTAGTAACAAATTTACCAACAGCGCCCGCTATACCGCAGGCCAACATAAGTTTTGGGTGGTCAATGTTTAAACCAGCAACAAACAAAGAGGCAGCGGCTATGCTGTCACCTAAAACCCGCAAGCGCTTAGGCGTGGGCTCAAAGTAACTTTTAAACTTTAGCCTTGGCCTTTGCTTGGTTTGCATGACTTATGCTTGTTAATGTGCTTAGTGTGCCTGCGCAGTTTCTTTTTAGCCTTGGGCGTAAAGGTTGCAGTTGTGCTAGTTTTAGCCTTTGCCATTAAGTCTATTTATTTTTTTGGTCCAGTACACCACAGCCAGAATGCCCGAAATAATACCGAGAATACCCACACAAAAAGTAATAACTGGCTGCCAAGCCTGAGTAAAAGTGATGAGAGCTGAACTGCCTGAAATAGCAGTTGCAATAACCGCAGTCGTATCATTAAAGTTCTTCATTTGTATCAATTGGTTCTGGAGTTAAACAATAAGGAGAATCTGGATATTTAGCACAAAATGTTTTAAGATACAAATTGTCATCACCTGAAAATGTATGCACCCCGCACGGCTTTGGGAAAACCTCAAACGGGGCAAAACTTGCGGGGGGTTCTGAATAGAATAGAATGTCAACCGCCCATTTGTCGCTCAAAACTGCGGGGGTAACGATTGTCATTCCATCCATTACGGCGGGGGTAATTACAATAAACCCAATTTCAACAACTGCGCAATCTTTCCAAGTTGTTGTTTCTGTTCCGTCGGGTGTGGTTGTAGTTTGCTCTATTAACTTGCGAAGTGTTGCCCATTGTGTAGGGGTGAACTCGTATTTCAAAAAGGTTTTCATTTAGATAGATGTTAAGGAAATACATTCCGCATCGGTTAATGCGGTTGGGAAAAAAATTAATTGTTTAGTCGCTTGGCTTCCATTTTCTCCATTATTTACACGAATAGCGTTTTTCACTCCAACTGCGGTATCACTATAAACAGTTTGTTTTACACCATTTACAAACGCAACTACATTAGTGCCGTCATAGCGAATGGCTATTTTTACATTTTCCCCTACTGCTGGTGTAATTGTAAATAAATTCTGACTATAACCATTATTAAAGCATTGAATTTGCGGACCGTTACCACATATCGTTATAGAGTTACCATCTGCAAAAAATGCATTCCCAACGCTTGAGCCAGCAAATAATGAAATTAAATATTGACCATTTGGACTATCTATTTTTGTAGCCCCAAACTCATAAAACAAAGTCCCAGCGGTTGAGGTGTTGCCAAAGCCGCCTTTTTGGTAGGTATCCGCCACCCTTGTGGCACTTGCTGATGTGGTTGGTCCTATATAACTCGTTGCATAACTTCCCATTTCCTTAGTTGTTTAAGTATGACCATTTTTTGTTTGCTGACTTGTTGCCGTTCTTGATTGCAAGACGCACGGCGTGTGAACTTAATCCGTGGGCGTACGCTGCCGATTTTGCAGTTTCGTATACATTGCCCAATTCATCAATTACTGGTTTCATTTTGTGTTGTTTTGCCTCACGGTCTTTGGTTAGTGTTTCAATCGTGCGTTTCTTTATTTGCTTTGGGTAGCGGTTCAATGCTCTGGAATGTTGGATATTCTCGCTATGTGTACACCATTCTAAATTCTCAACACAATTATTCAATCGGTTGCAATCTTTGTGGTTTACCTCGGCTTTGTTCTCTGGGTTCTCAATAAACGCTTTTGCAACTAATCTATGCGCCAATTCGTATTTGCGTTTGTAATTACCCAAATACATTGAATACTGCACATAACCGCAATTACCCACTAATCCTTTCAATATGCAATTACCTTTTCTCAATTTACCCGTGTTACTTATTTCGTATTTTTCGTTTACAAATTTCCATATTTCCATAGTACAAATATACGCTATTTCGTTGGTATAATTATACTACATTATTCAAATTGTGCGCCCCAAACATATATTGAATTACTGCCCGTACCCGTGTAAGAACTATTCCCAAAATCTCCAATGGTTGGGGTTGCTGATGGAACTAAATTGACAATCAAATAATAATCAGTTGTATTCATTGTAGCGGTTGCGGTTATTCTATACCATCCGTTACCCATATTTGTAATGGATGAACTTGTAGAACTTGTAGAACTTCCCGCTTGGGTTTTTGTAATTACTCCCGTGCTTAAATTTACAACTACACAATAATATTTTTGAATGTCATTTCCGTAAAAACGCAACATTGCAAAATTGCTCGCGTTTGCTTTTACAAAAATACTCGTTGTTTGTGGGGTGTTCGCCGTTGCCGTAATTAATTGCCCCGCGCCAAATTCTGCGGTAGTTATTGAATCCGAAATCGTGTCTGCATTTTGCGTTCCATCTGGAGAAATTGCCGTGTTCGCCGTTGCATTTCTAACTAAAAAAACCAAAGACCAAACCGACTGCGTAAAATCCTCACTCCATAAAGCCAAATTCGTACTCTGCTTCTCCAACAACAAACTAGGACACCCGCCCCCGCCATTTTGGTAGGTTAATCTTGGTACATTTAATCTGTCGGTTGTGGGGAAATAGGGTTTGGCGGTGCTTCCTACATTTGTTTGGTAGCCATATAAATACACATATTCGTTTGTACTATTTCCACTAAATATAATTTGACCAATCTCGCCCGCGGCTATTGTATTTGTAACAATGCAACGATACCAACCATTCCCCGCATTTTCAATTGATGCTGTACCAACGCCTTGTGTTACTGTTCCATTGCTCAAATTGTAAGTTGCATAAACATAGGCATTTGTTGTGTACAAAATTATTTCATCACCCGTTCCCGCTTTTGCATAAACGGAAATTGTGTACACCCCTTGTGTTGGGTTTCCAATAAAATCGAAAATTCTAATAGGAGAACCTGAACCAACTACAATTTTTGACGCCGTTGTTGTCCCGTTTGGTGCGGTTGTGTCATTTGCAGTAATTGTTACATTGTTAACCCCCAACCAATTGGCAAAATTATTTGATTTTTCCGTTAAATTCCACGGGCAAACCTCAACCAATCCCGCGCTATTTACTCGCGTTCCGTTGGATGCACGGGTGAATGACAAATCGCCGCTGCCGTCGGACGGCACCACACTATAAACGGTGTCTTCTTTATACCCAGAAGGTATAACTACCAGACTCGCCTTATTTAATAAATCGCTCATTTTTATAAGTTGTTAAGTTTTCTAAGTAGGCAACCAATGCCCTCGTAATAACCGCCGTCAGCAGTAACGCGCGACTTATACAACTTAACCAGAGCCCAGCCCTGCCCTTTGTATGCCGTGCCTCGCGTGCCAAGTCCGAGGTTTTGACTTACTAGCATTTTAGTAACCGATTACAGAACCAGAACTAATAACGAAGCCAGTAATTTTATTGCCCTTACCTGCTGGCAAGTATGCCCCCTGCTGAAAAGTAATACCGCTCATACCCCTTGCACTTAGTACATTGGTGGCGGTGCCATTCTCTTGAGTAACTGTAAACGAAGTAAAAACGGTGTCCTCTTGAGGAACTACCGCGTCATAACTTACAGAGGTAACGGTTGCAGCCGCGTGGTATTTAAACCCCTGCGAGCCTGCGATAATGTCTGCGCTTGCTTGTGCCATAGTGCCTGCAATTTACAAACACATTAAACGCAAGTCGTTAACAAATTAAACCTCTGCAATAATATACCACTGCGCCCCGTCGCTTATAATTGTCTTGCTGCCGTAAAGTTGGTTAATAGTTGTAGCTGTTGCCCCGTCTATATTGTAAGCCCCTCCGTCAATAGTTA